TAACGGGTCTTGAAGCCAATCTTGGGCTGGAAGGTGTTCTCTCCAACTGCACGAACCATCTGAAGAGGAACGTATGGGCAGTAGAATAGACCTGCGTCATAAGGTGAAGAACCCTTATAACCAGCAACATAGTACTGATTAGCAGCACTGTTTGCAGAATATGGGTCAATGTATACACGGAACTTACCGAGTAGAGTACCAGCAAAGGTGTTGCCAGTGTCATCTACGTTAAGGTTTGCATTAAGTGCAGGAGTGTAATCGAGTACACCAGCCATGGCTAGAGCAGAAGCAACGTCTGCGGAACACATGATGATGTTGCCCTTTCCTCTACGAGTTCTTTGTGCGATTGCGTTAGCATCACGCTCGATTTGGAAGAGTAGACCCTTGAACTTCTCAACAGACCAACGACCATTGGAGTCGATATCTAGATCGAACTCACCAGCAGTTGCGGTGTTGACGGTAGCACCTTGCTCAGCAGTCTTGTAGATAGTTCTAATAACTTCTCTGTTGATTTCCGCAAGGATTTCAGTAGAGAGGATATTAGCAAGTTCTGCTTCAGCATTAAGACCATGAATTGCCTTAATGTCTTGTGCTAGTTCTAGGGAGTATTCTGCCTTGAGTGCTCTGGACTTTGCAGTCACAGTAACTTTCTCAATGCTGAATGCCATCTCGTTGAACTGATCAGAGACGCCGAGATTCTCAGCATCGTCAGTTCTCATGCCCTGACCAGCATTGTATGCTAGTTGATCGGCAGAACCAGTTGGGTTAAGGACGGAAGGATTGCTACCAGACTGTGCGGTAGTACCCATACCTGATGCAACACCAGACATTCCGTTGGTGTTGTCGAATCCAGAATCCTGTCCAGAGAAAGCAGTATCTGCTTCGTTGAACATTGACTCAGTTCCAGACTGATTGTTGTATCTGGAACGCATTGCGAAGATGAGTCCAGTAGGACCACTCATTGGTTGAACACCTGCGAGGTCATATGCGACCAAGTTAGGCATTGAACGTCTAATTAGTGAAATTAGAACGGGGTCGAAACCTGCGGTAGGACCACCAGCTGCGGATCCACCTTGGAATCCATCAGAACCAACTGCGTTGGTAGGTGCTTCTGCGAGGAATGAACCTGAGTTGTTAAAAGAGTTTTGCTCTCTTAGGAATTTTTCTTGGTTTTCTAGCAGGACTGCGGTCACTGCTCTCTTATGGGAATCTTGAATATTATCAAGACCCTGATGATCGAGAACTGGTGCCCACTTCTCCTGCAATTGCTCGGAATTGAACATTGAGGTTTACCTATTAAGTGTTTGTTTTTGTTTGATTAATATTAAATTCAGTTTTTAGCAAATGAAGAGAGTGTCTTCAGGTATGCTGCCATAGACCCAGAAACTACTTCTGGAGCTGCGTCTGCACCTTCAGATAACGTCTCGGTTTTTGCCTTTGGAGTTGCTTTAGTAGAGAAATAAGATTCTCTGAGCATTTCCAATTTTTCACGATATTTTTCTTCACTTTCAAACTCAACACTTTCAGCAAGTGAAGCGAGCTTTTCTTTCTGTGTCTCGGCAAGACCACCAGAAACTTGATCAAGAATACCCTCAGCAACAGTCTCTGCGAGACGGGAGTTTAGGGAAACATTCTTCTCAATTTGCTCGTTGAGTTTAGTCTCCATTTCATCAAGTTTTTCTACCATGCTATCAATTACATTATACTTTTCTTCAGGGATTGTTACATAATGAGTTTCAAAAAGATCCTTCATTCCAGAGAGGAAGGATTCAGTCATTTCTGCCTTAAGTGCATGTTCGATTGCGAGTTCGTTCTCGGACATCCACTCATCAGCAACATATTCTAGATAAGAGTCTGCTCTTGAAGTTAGACCCTCTTGGATTACTGCTACTTCTTCAAGTAGTTTTTCTTCGTATTGTACTTCTAGACCTTCTTTGATCTGTGCAACCTTTGCATTGATTGCAGTTTCAAAGATGGTTTTTGCTTTTTCTTGGAATTCTTCGGAGAGTTCCTCACCTTGAAGAAGTGCGTTAACATCTTCCTCCATATTATATTCAGCAACAACCTCAACTTCTTCGGTTGATTCTTCTTCGGAAACAACTTCTTCTTCAGTAGTTTCTTCTTCAGATACTACTTCTTCTTCCGTGGTTTCTTCTTCGGCAACCACTTCGTCAGTGATTTCCTCTTCTTCCTTCATACCAGCAGGCATTGCATCTGCTTTACCAGCAGACTTAGTAACAACATCTCTAACTTGCTTGAGTGTTGCGCCTGGTTCTTTGAGTTTTGCTGAATCATCATCAGACTTATAATTCTCGGGAGTAGGACCACCGAGATCTTCTACAGAAGCAAGTTGAGTTCCAGGATCTGCCATTGTGGGCATTGGATCTGCTTTAGCAGCTCCAGAGTTAACAGCAGTACTGGATTGCTTTGTGCCTACTTCCATTTCCTGTAAATTGTTGTCACTAGACATTTGAGACTCTCCGTTTATCTTTTAGTAGATTAGATTAACTATATTTATTTATAAATTAATTATTTTTATGTAAGTACCACTACTTATAGTGAATTTAAAAAGTCATTGAATAGACTTAACTTATGTTCGTCAAGTGCTTTTTGATCAACTAGAGTGTTGATTCTACGTGCAGTTTTTACTGCAAGTTGCTCACGAAGAATTCCTCCTTCCCAAACCCATTCTTTTCCTTCCATAATTCCTGAAACAAAAGCATCAGGTGCAGAAGGATCGGCAACAATATCAGCAGCAGTTGCCAACATGAAGTCTTCACCAACTTCAGAATAACCTTCTTTAGTTGGACGAAGTGAACCAATACCACGAGAAGAAACTCCGAGCATCACACCTTCTTTAAGAAGAGACTCGGCAATTTTACCCATTGGTGTAGATAAAATTTGTGCTTTACCAATAAAGTCATTTCCCTTTTGCTCAAGAGAAACGATCTTATGAGAAACACGATCAAGATTAATAGTTGGACCATCTGGATGACCCAGTTCACCTAGAGCACGACCTTTAGTAATATGCTCATCAGTATATCTCTTCACCTCACGTTCCATTACGTTACGACGATATACTCTGCCGTTACGATTTTGCTGTTCGGTTTGGAGAAAAGGTCCTTGAATATAAAGAGTTTTCTTACCGTTTCTTGTTTCGGTAATAACTTCTACCTTTTCTATCTCTTCTCTAATTAGTTTCATCGTAAAAACGTGACTTTATTTATTATTTAGTTTCCTTAACCTTCTACTGATACAGAACTGCATCTTAAGGAGCTAGATCCACCACCAAGATATTGACCTGGTTCTTTTTTAATATAGATTGTTTCCCTGGGACTCACTGCATATCTTGCAACAATATCGTTTCCAGATGCATCATTAGCAACTCTGAAGTTCTGACCACCAGTGGAAAAACTAACTACCCTAACGTAAACTGCATCATCAATAGTGCTATATGACGTTGGAGTGTGAAGGGTTAACCCTTTTAATTTAATTGCTCTATTATCTGAAGACATTATTCTCTAGGTGATATTGGTGATGCATAGATATTTGAAGAAGCACCATGAATGAACTCTGCTGGATCTTTTTTAAGAATAAAAGATTCACCAGGTCCAATAATGGTTTTTGCTGTTGTAGTAGCATCATCGTTTGCAGTAGTTCTTACTTTAAAATCGTAAGCAGTTCCTGAATTGATATTTGTAATTCTGACATATGTAGCACTCTCGCAAGTACTATCATTGCTAGAACCTAACTGGAAATAGTCAATACTTAAAGTTCTGAATGGTCCCATTGACATGATACTTATTCCTCCATTGGTGATGATTCGTCTGATGAATAACCAGTCTCACTATTATCTAGTGGCATATCATCAGAGTCTGTAATCGGATATTCTTCTTCCATATTTATTCCTCCTCAGATTCAACTTCCGTCTCATCAAAGACTGCGTTTCCAATAGATGGTTTCAAAGCATCAATTTTTTCAGCACTTTTTGCAAAGAGCACATTTTTGATTTTGTCACTAATATTATTAGGTGACTCATCTTGTAGGATCATATCCATTAAATCGTCCATGATTTTTAAAGGGGTAACATTTTTATTTATTAGATCTCACCGTCTTTGAGATCTTTACCATCAATTTCTGGTGCTGCAGTTGCCTGAGCATCTGTGTTCATATCGGGTTCCATGACTGGTTTACCCAAATCACCACCACCTTCAGGTGCAAATGGCATTCCTGTTTGTGGATCAATTGATGCTGGATCAGGAATAACTCCTGTCTTAATTTCTTTATCGATAAGTTTATCTTGCTCGACGATTTCCTCATCAGTTTGACGAAGAATTTTTCTTCTTAGATAATCTTGTGAGAAATACTTACCAACATATGGTTCTGCAGTTGCAACCATATTAAGTCTTTCAGTCATCAACTCAGTTTCTTTAAGTTCTGAGAAGTGATTGTCATAGAGGAAGTCATATTGAATATGCTCACTCATCATCTCCCAATCTTCAGGAGTGACGATATTCTTAAGAATAAGTTGAGTCTTGAGCATATCACTGAACATATTTGAGAATCTTTTTCTCAAACGTCCAACAAACTTTGTGAACTTGAGTTCATCCCTGAGAATTTCAGAAGAACGACCAAGATTAAAACCACTATCACTATCCATTCTTGATGGTGGAACATTGAGTGACTGATATAGTTTCTTTTTAAAGTAATCAATATCAGTAATTTCACCAAGGTTCTGTCCACCAGGTAGTGTAGTAATTTCAGTACCACGACCACCTTCACGACGAGGCAACCAGAAATCTTCAAGCATACTCATATGCTTTTTGTCGTCACGAATCTCACCAGTGCTAGAATCATACACTAGTTTGTTACGATATCTACTCATAACGTCCCGCAGATATTGTTCTGCTTTCTGCTTGGGTAGATTACCAACATCAATGTAGAATATTCTACGTTCTGGTGCTCTTGATAGTCTATAGATTACAAGACTATCCTCAATCATTCTTAGTTGATTGAGTGATTTAATTGCTTTGTGTAGATATGAAAGTGTTGATCCCTTATTTCTATCTACCAGACCAGAAGTGCAATATGAAATTGAATCTTTTGAAATTTTTACACCCTTAGAATCATTCATTCCACCAGCTGCCTGGTTTGGATATTGAAGTTTTGGGGTGTACATGAAGTATTCTTCTACCTCAGGAAACACATAATCCATTGGATCTTCAGTGTTCTTTCTAACCAGAACATTTGGATTAGAGTTGTCCTTTTTGGTCTTACGAACATAACGCATTTTCATTGCGTCAATATAACGTAACTCTTGAATACCTTCTTGAGGTTTTTTTAAATCAATTACCTTATGGTAATAAAGTCTTCCGTCAATGTACCAATTCCTATAAATTTCGTGAGACTTTTTATCAAAATCCAATAAATCTAGAATAGTCTTAAATTCTTCTCTAATCTTACTCTTAATACCATCACTAGCATTAAGATTTGATAACTCAATTTTTACTGGTGAGTCATCAGAATCTGAAACAATTGCTTCATTTACAATATCTTCAATAGCGCTATCTACTTCAGGATGTAGAGACATTTCTCTATATCTTCTAAGTAAATCGAACTCTGTTCGATATACACCTTCTATATCAACATAAGATCCAAAAAATCCCGTACTTAGATAATGATCAACCCCGTCCTCATTATTCGGAGGCACGGGGGAGACGATTGACGGTGACTTAGGGTCTGAATCTTCAATTGAAAATCCAAAAAGTCTAGCCATAATTTAATTGCTAAGTTTTACCTATTTAGTTAGGTATTACTTGAGGGTTCCAGGACCATTTGCCATTTCAAAGTATTGAACTTGGAATTCAACTGAGAATTCTTCAATACTATCCGTGGTGTCATAAGAAAGATCAATTGCAGAAACATTTGTTGGGAAAATGTCAATGAAATTATATGATCTTAGGACAGTAGTGTCACCACTTCCTGTGGATCCACCACCAGGACCAGCAGTATTAACATTGTTACGAACTTTTGTTCCTTCGAGTCTGTCTGATCTACCAAGTTGGTGAACAGTTGCATTCCTCATATATGAGGTTGGGTTAACTGCACCAGTTGCATTATCAAGTTTGGAGAGTAGATTCATCCATGCCTCGAAAGCATGTCTGATCTTAAAGTCTTCATCGTTGATAACCGTAACGGTCCAGGTATCAAAGGTGCGGTCTCCCGCAACCTTCAATGTCCTACCTCTAAAAGGAATTTCGATTGCAGCAATATTAGATGCTGGAAGTTGAGCTGTCTTGCAGAAAAATCTGAAGTCAACTTGCTCTTCAGATCCCCACAGAGATTGAACCTCTGCAGGAAACTGATCCAATTGTACTTCAAAAATATTCGGTCTTGCACCACCACCAGCAAGTCTTGTCTTGAATGATGATAAGTTCTTAAGTGAGGGCTTGTTGTTTGCCATTTTAGTTTAGTCTCCCTGATTAGATTTATAAAAAATGAATATCAAACTCTGCCAGCAACTTCTTCAAAACTAATACCTGTGCGTGTTGCAACAAATGTTAGAGTGACGTAGTTGATTGATTTTGTAGGCTTGAGGAAAATGTCAGCCCTGAATTCATTGTTGTCAATGATGTCGGGAGTATTATTAGATTCATCACAAACAACTAGGAATCCATAGAGACCTCTCTTTGCTTGAACATCGCGGAGGTAAGGTTCTACGATATTAACAAAGTTTGCTCTTGTAATCTCATCGTTGAGTTCAAAGAGTTGTGCGTCACCAGCACTCTTGAGTGCTTGCTCCACTGTAAGGAATAGACGACGAACGTTAATTCTGTCGAATGCTGAGTTGTAACCTAGTGCAGTCTTATCACCGAAGAGGATAATACCTGTTCCTGGTGAATTGATGACTGAGTTGATTCTCTTAGGATAGAGACGATCTCTCTGTGCTTTATTAGGGTTATATGCAAGTTTAACTGCATTGTTAATAACTCCTCTTTGCTGTCCTGCAGGTGAGAACCAAGGATATGCTTCAATAGAAGTTCTTACACATAGACCAGCAATGTCTGCATTCGTTGGAATGTAACGGAATCTATTGTTAAATCTATCGTAAGTGTACTTGTATCCAGTATCAAATATTGCATAAGATGAGGATGCAAGTGGTGAGTAGAACTCCAGAATATTATTTGTCTGAGTTTCTGAATTAGCAATATCAACAACATCAGCACGATGAGGTGAAACTACAGCAACACAATCCTTTCTAAGTTCTGCAATTGCAATCAGTTCTTGTGCCTTTGCTTGTGACTCATACTTGGTTGAACAACCAGGACCCATGATTAGATAATCAAGTGGGAATTCTTCTTCATTTCTGAAGAGTCTGTATGACGTAACAAGATCTCCAAGAGTTGCTTTCATTCTCTGATTGCCACTTGCATAATCCTTACCACCTTTTAGTTTGTAGGTGATATTACCAACAGATGCAAAATAAATATCTTGTGCATCTTGACCCCAAAGTCCAGAAGCAACAGAGGCACCTGCTTTAGATACTGCAACTTCTTCGTTACCACTTCCATCAGAAACGTTGTCTCCGACATAGATATACTCTGAGAAATCTGCAAGATACTGAGTATAGAAGATTTTCTGTGGTGAATTTACTGCAGATACTGCGTCTTTTGCCTTAGAAAGACCAATGTGCTTCTCAACAACATTTGCCTTGATTCCAGTTACACTACCATAATCATCAATGACTGCTACGTGTAGTTCATCTGATCTACCACTTCTGTCATTAGCATAGTTGCTAGTTCCAGGTTTTGGTGCAATCTGACTCCAGTAAATGAGTCCGTTGTCTAGTGAAATTGTTTGCTGATCATACCAATCTTTTTGTGAGGTGACGGTTGCAGCAAGTCCAGCACCGATTGAAATCTCACCAGCAGCAGTACCAATGACTGCAGTTTCGGGGAAAGATGCTACTTCAGAACCTTCTGAATAATCAAGTGGATATTCCGTGCCACCTACAGATACTCTCTGAACAACCTTGACTGTAATATCAAGTCCGTCAATTTCGGTAACAACACCTTCTAGTGTTTGACCAGATAGTGCTGAAGTTGAACCACCAGAAACTAGAACTTCGTTATCGTAAGCATATGTAACTGCAGAACCAACAACTACACCAGTTGCATCAGATACAGTTAGGATTTGATCTCCTCTATCATCAATAAAGGCAACCTTGAGTTCATTTGCCCACTCACCAGGAGTTTTAGCAGCAAACGCATAACTTGCTACTTCGTCCGCATGATTTAGGTTGTAATCATCAATATTTTTAATTTTTAGTGATGCATCTCCGACAGTTGAAGTCTTCTGATCAGCACCAATTGCTGCGTTTGCGTTGACTAGATTAGTTCCATCCGTTCTTACTACCTTAAGGACTCCTCCATAAGATAAGAAAGAAGATGCTGACATCCAGTACTCGTACTGACTATCTGTTGAAATTGGTTTACCGAAACTATTAATTAGTCCTTGTTCGGTAGAAACGTCAATAGGATAATCGATAGGACCGATTGCAAATGGCGCGGCAATGGCACCAATATTATCTAATACATTATCAGCTCTTCCAACAGTTAAGTCAACCTCTCGGATTAATACTCCTGGAGATAATTGAGGAGTCGCCATGTTTTTCTCCGTGTGATTCAGTTTATCTAAAAAATATTTATTAAAATGTCACTTTTCATGTGGGAAACTTGACGTGAACTACCAATCTGGATATTCCCATCGATTATCGCAATTCTTATTTTTCATTATCCTTCTTATAGTACACTCCTTACATTCATAAGAATATGAAGATGCTACAGGTCCTCTATCTTTACGGGTTCTATAAAATTCACTTACAAGATTCTTAGACTGACCACAAACTCTACATTCTCTATCATATAATAATAGATGTCCCAGTTTGATTTGCTCATCAATATTCATTATGCTTAGTATCCATTAATTATAATCCCACATATATGACATATCACCATATTCACCAACTGATGCATTAGACCAACGATCTCCCTGAGCATCAACAAAACTAGTGTCTTCTAGTCCATCATCCATAAATCCGAATGGTGCCATGTCTTGCTCAATTTGATTCTTCTGTTCTTCATATATTCTTTTACGAACATCCTGATCGGTAAGTTCCTTGAAGTAGTCTTGTGCTACCAACCATGCATAGATTACAAGACACATTGCAAGGTCATCGTTACATCCTTCTTCTGCTTCAAATGAATTGTGCTTTGATATAAATGTGGTAAGTTCGGCAATTATCTCATAATCATTAAAGATTAACTTATCCTCTTCAATCATAGCTTTGAGGTTAAGTGATCCCACTTTCTTAACCGTCTTGGACATTTTGACACCTAGTTGTGTCTTCTTACCTGAGAATCCTTGCCCAACAATCTGGCCAGCACGTCCTCTCATTGAACACATAAGAACATTCTGATATTCAAGGTCGTATTGAAGAATTGATGCTACTTGATCTCCAACATCATTAACTTCGCATAAAATATATGCACTATTATAATTTTTTGCAACTTCATAGATGACACTTGGGAACAACATTGGTTTGATCTCATTGTTCCTATACTTTGCTACAACTCTATGAGGAAACTCTGTGATATCTACAACCACAAATGCCGAGTAATCATTGCCAACACCACGAGCAACGTCTACTGTCATTATATAATCATGATTACTTTTTACAGGTTCATATACATCTAAACCTGCATTCTTATGCATTGGTGAATCATACACCAATGTTCTCAATTTACTGGGGGCAATCAGTGTGTCAACTGATCCTAGAAATTCACATTCAAACTCAACTTTGAATTGTGCTTCTGAAGTATTTGCAATAGTCTGTTCTTTCCACTTAGAATCTCTTCCTGGAACTTCTGACCAGTGAACATCTGTATGAATATACTCATTCTTCCCTCTTTCCGCATCATGCCACAGACGGTAGAAATGATTCATACCATGTGGAGTAGATACAATAATTACCTTGGTACTTTTACCAGAAGTAATAGTAGGATAAACAGAGGCAAAGAACGAGTCAGCAACGTGGTTCGGGACGAATGCGAACTCGTCGAGAAAGAGGATGTTAAAAGACATACCTCGGACAGCACTTGCAGACGTAGATGCTGCCAGTATTTTACTCCCATTCTCTAACTCCAAACTACCTTTGTTCCAGGATATAATACCCTGCTGCATCCATCGTGGCAAGTTCTCATAAGCAGTTTGTAACCTATCGAGAAGTTCTCGGGCAGTTGCTGCTTTGTTTGCCAGGATACCAATATTTACACTATCGTTAAAGACTGCATAGTGAAGTAGATAAGACACACACGT